TCAGAGCCGAGCGAGGAGCCGGGTGCCGCGTAGTAGTTGAGGGTCTTCGAGCTGCCTCCCGTCGAGGAGCCGCTGCTCAGGGCGCTGCCGACCGCCGAAGCGATGTTGCGCGCCGTGGAGTTGGAGGACGGACCGACGAGCAGGGAGTCCTCGACCGCCTGGGCGATGTTGGACTTCTCGCCGACCACGCCGAGGGAGAAGCCCTGCCCGAAGTACGAGCCGAGCTTCTTCGCCACCCGCGAGGGGGAGTGGATGCCGAGTGCCTTCTTGATGGCCTTGACCATCGAGTCGGCGATCTTCAGCATCTGCTTCTCGATCTTGTCGGCCTGGGATTCCAGACCCTTGACCAAGCCCTCAGCCATGTGGATGCCGTTGTCGTACATCACCTGGCTTGCAGTCGCGCCGACCTTGCCGGCCGCGCTGGCGATGTCCTTCTCCAACTGGTTGACCTGGTCGACGCCGGCCTTGCCCGCACCGAGGATCGCCTCAGCCGCATCCATGCCTGCCTGGGGGCCGGCCTGCGCGAGCTGGTCGAACATCTCGGAGTTCAGGCCGAGCTTCTTCAGCTTGGCCAGCACGTCCGCGAAGTGCTTCGCCTGGTCCCGAGCCTGCGTGAGCTGCTCGATGATCCCCTTGAAGCCGCCCTCCATGTTCGTGACGTTGGCGTCGTCAACGATCTTCTGGGCGATGCTCGCGGCGTAGTCGGCCTTGGCCGCCTTGAGGTCCGCGAGGTTCTTCTTGGCGTCGTCGAGCTGCTTCGACAGCTTCTCGTAGGACTTGAGCAGCGTGTTGAGATGCGCCTGGTCCGCCTTGACCCTGGCCGTCAGCGACTTGCTCAGCTTGGCCTTGCCGATCAGCCCCGTCAGGTCGGTGAGGCTCTTCTTCACGTTGTCGAACTGCGACTCAAGGCCCTTGATCAGACCCTTGATGATCACAACACCGGCGTTGTAGAGAAGGACCTTGTCCTTGGGGAGCGGACCCTTCCAGTCGGTCAGCTTCGAGGTGAGGCTGCCGAGCTTGGACTTGACCTCGCCGAACATCGAGCTGATACCGGAGATGAAGCCCCGGATGAGCTCCTTGCCGGCGGTCATCAGCGTCGAACCGAGCGACCCGAGCGCGGACTTCGCCTTGCCGGGCAGACCCTTGACCGTGGTCACGGCCTTGCCGACCCACTCGCTGATCGTGGAGACCAGCTTGCCCAGCGCCGAGGAGGCGGTGGAACGGATCGTGCTCCAGCCCGAGGAGAAGAACCGGCCGATCGCGGCGATGCCGTCAGAGACGAGACCGCGGATTCCGGTCAGGCCGACGCCGACGTACCCGCGGAGCGCGTTGAACGCGCCCGTGAAGATCTCGCCGACTGCCTTCCAACCGGCCTTGAACAGCGCGCCGATGGCCTTCAGGCCCTTGCCGGCCGCGCCGATGATGCCGATGTTCAGGAAGACTTCGAGCGCGCCCAGGATCGCGTCCCAGGCGCCCTTGAGCATCCCCTTGATGCCCTTCCAGAGCTGGGAGAAGCCCTCCTCGAAGGTGTCCCAGTTGCCGCTCCACAGGCCCTCGAAGATGCCCCAGATCATCTTGAAGTAGCCGACGATGTAGTCGAAGACTCCGACGAACAGTTCCTTCAGTCCTTCGAGGACCAGGCCCACACCGTTGATCGCGGCGACGAAGGCGCCGGCCAGGATCTCGATGATGAACTGGAGCACCGGCACGAGGATCGGCATCAGGAAGTTGACGACCGCGAGCAGTGCCTGGAGGAACGGCTGGAGCGCCTCGACCACGCGAGAGATCGCGTCGGCCAGCGGAGGCAGGACGGACTGGATGACCTCGGACAGCATCGGGAGCAGAGGCGTGATGACTGCCGAGATGATCTGGAGGGCGATGGCGATCACCGGCTGGAGGGCCGTGAGGATCGTGGTCAGCGCCTGCGCCAGAACGGGCAGGATCGGAGCCAGTGCGTCGATCAGGGCGGACGCCAGGGGCATCACGGCCTGGAGGATCTGACCGAAGATCGCGGCGATCGGAGGCAGGAGCGTCGCGAGGAACTGGAACGCGGTGCCGAGTGCCTGCCCGACGATCGGGACCAGCTTCTGGATCATCGGGGCCAGGGCCTGGAACGCCTGCGTCAGCGCGCCGCCGAGAAGCTGGACGATCGGGATGAGCTGCGGGGCGAGCGTGGCGAACGCGCCCGCGAGGGGGACGATCGCGGCCGTCACGAGCTTGGCGAAGACGGGGAGCATCGCGGCGACGACCTGCATGATCGCGCCGAGCGCCTGGCCCAGCGGAGCCATCGCCGGAGCGAGGAGGTCCACGGCCTGCTGGAGGCCGGTGAACATGGCGGTGATGCCCTGAGTCACGGCGGGCTGCGCGAGCGCGTCAGCGACCGCCTTCAGCGCCGTGCCGATGATCTGGCCGGCCTGCGGGAGGACGGTGGTCAGGAGCTCGCCGAGCTTCTTGAACAGGTTCTCGACAGCCGGGCCGGACGTGGTGGCGATGTTGTTCATCGCCGTGTGCGCGGCCTTGAAGACGTCGACCAGGCCGGACTGGAAGCCCTTGGAGTCGACCGTCTTGTGGATGCCGGCGAGCGCGTCGTTCAGCGAGCCGAGAGACGTACCGCCCGCCTCGGTCGCCGCGCGAGCGACGCCGGACAGGATGCCGTAGACGTTGTAGAGGACGCCGCCCAGATCCTTCAGGGCCTGGATGCCCTGGTCGATCTCGGCCTTGATCCCGTTCTCGCCCTTGGCCTTCAGGAAGTTGGCGAACTGCTTGGAGATGTTGACGAACCACTGCGCGAGCTGCGGCAGGTAGGACGTGCCGACCTTGCCGAGGGTCGCGATGATGTCGGCGAACGCCTGCGTCCCGCCGGTCGCGATGGTGATCGACTTCGACAGGTCGGTGAACATCTGGCCCAGCGCGGGGCTCAGGGACGAACCGAGGTCAGTGGCGAACGAGCCGAAGAACCCGCCGAGTTCGGTGGCCGTGTCGGCGACACCCTTACGGAAGGCGGGGAGAAGGCTGTCGACCATCTCCTTGATCGGAGCGCGGGCCTTGTCCCAGAAGTTCGAGCTGATCGTGTTCTGGAGTTCCGAGAGGGTCTGCTTGACCTCGGGGATCTCCTTGTTGAAGTCCTTCAGCGCGGCGATCGTGACGCCGAGGCCGACCGCGAAGCCACCCAGAAGTCCGGGCAGCAGGGCGACAGTTGGTCCGATCTGAGCCAGCGATGCCGACAGCGCGAAGAGGTTGCTCGCGCCGGCCAGCGCCATGGAGGCGACACCCGCGATGGCCGAGGCCAGGGTGCCGATGATCGGGACGCTCTTGTCGAGGTTGCGCAGGATGTTGCTGAACTTCTCGAAGAGGTTGTTCAGCACCCGGACACCCGACAGGGCAGCCAGCGCCGTAGCGACCTTGGCCACCGCGGCGTTGTTGAGGTCGGGGATGATCGAGACCTTGCGGGGCCGGGTCAGCAGACCCAGCCGAGCGGACGTGGCGGCACTGCTGAGACCCGAGACGTCCGGCTCGATCTTGATCTTCAGCGGGGAGTTGTCGTCGCGCCACTTGTTGAGCTGGTGCGTCATCTCGCGCAGGGACGTGTCGCTGATCTTCAGCTTGACCTCGCCCGCGTCGAGCTCCGTCTGGAGCTGGACCTTCTGGCCCGTGCGCGCCTTGTCGTTGTACCGCCGGATCGCCTTGGCCAGCTCGCCCGTCATCGTCGAGGTGTCGATGCGGGTGTAGATCTTCACCTTGCGCGCGTCCGACTGACGGTTGCGCTGGCTGATCTTGCCGATCTCGGTGAGCAACTGCCGCTCGAAGCCAGCCATGTTGGGCATGACCTGGACTTCGACCTTGAGCTTCTTCTCGTCCTTGGCGAGCTGATTCGCAGCCTTGCGGCGGAACTCACTGGTGTCCGGCAGGACGCGGACGCTGACGCGTCCGATGACCTGACCCTGGGGCATCGCTTACCTCCGCTTGGCGTTGAACTTGCTGTAGAGATCCGCCACGGAGACGCGACGGCCCTTCTTGCCCTCGCCCTTGGTCTTCTTCTCGGGCTTGGGTCGCGGCCAGAGCGGGATCTTGGGCGCCTTGCCCTTGCCCCACTGGCCGGTTGCTCTGGTGTTCTGGTTGATCGCGTCGAAGATGTCGGCCTGGATGTGGCGGTCGAGCCCCCAGCCGAAGTGGTCCCTGCCGCCCGACGCGAGGGCGATGGTGAGGGACGTGTCAGGAAGCCTCTGGACAAGAGCGAGAACAAGAGCCGGCGCGGGCCCCCGACCTGCGATCACCTCGGTGAGGTCCACTCCGTAGTGGAAGAGCAGGTCGGGGTAGATGCCTTCGCCGTACTTGTCGATCAGCTCTCCGAGGCCGAGGCTTCCCCCACCTGGGTGCCCTCGCTGTACGTCGCGAAGATCTGCGCCAGGACCGCGAGGTCGGAGCCGACCGCGTCGAGGAGCTTCTCGGCAGCCTTCGGGTTCTCGGCGACCAGGCGGACCGCGTCCGCGAGCACCAGCTCCTGGTCGACGTCGTCGCCGTCCATCTTCTCCTGGATCTTCAGGAGCTCGGCGCGCTTCTCCTTGGGCAGGCGGAGCGGGTTGACCAGACGGGTCACGAAGCCGTCGCCCAGGTCGATGTCGGTGGAGCCGTACTTCGCTTCGGCAGCGGCACGGATGGAGTCAAGAGAGAAGCTGGCCATGGGGTTGCGGACCTCCAAGTAGTCGGGGGGAAGAAGAGAGCGGACCGTCGAGAGGGGGCCCCGAAGGGCCCCCGGTGTGCAAGGAGGTCCGCGCCACTTGCACACCGGGGTGGTTTAGAAGACCGCCGGTCAGGCGGCGCCGGCCTCCCACGAGTCGCCGTCCCAGTGCGCCGTCGAGGCGTCACCGAGCACGACGTTCTGACCCGTGGTCCAGGCCGAGCTGGGGGTCGCGATGACGGAAGCCATCGCAGCCAGGTTGGCCGGCGCGACGGAGTCGGCCGGGGTGAAGGAGCCAGGCGTACCGGCGGTCGCGCCCGTGGCGACCGAGCCGCCGAGCGGGGTGATCGCGTAGGTGTAGGTGTTGGAGCCGAAGGCCATCGGCTTCACGCCGATCGGCAGGCCGGCGAGCGACTCGGTGTCACCGAAGGACACGTCGTCGGAGCGGTAGATCTCAGCGCGCGGGGCGTAGAACGCGAAGTGGTTCTCGCCGTCCACGAACACCGCGAGGAACGCGGCGATGGTCGGGGTGGGCTCGGTCGGAACACCGACAGTGCCGTTCGGCAGGACCGGGGCGTTGGAGCCGTAGTACAGCTTCAGGCCGGGGACGTCGAACTGCTGGAGGGTGAAGGTCATCGTCTCGGAACGGGCCGAGTACTTGGTGCGCAGGCTCTTGTTCTGGAGCGTGCCGATGACCGTGGCCTCGCCGCCCTCGGAGGCGATCGAGAAGATGTCCTCCAGC